CTGACGTAGATGCTTTTTGTAACAGCATTTCTGTCTCGTCGTCCGGTGGTCTTTGATATCTATTGTTATTCCAGCTAGTCTCGCCATTCCCAGTGCTCCGCTTGCTCTGAGTGTTTTGAAGCTTCCTCTATGTTCCCGCCAATTCCGCGCTCTGTCTACATACACAGTCTCAGAAACGTTTAGTTTCTTCCTTGTTATAGACAAAGCACGCAGCGTAGAATTGTAAATTCTCTTCGTTATATTGTTAATTGTTATTGCCCCTCCTACTTGCTCTGATATTTTCTCCAGTACCACGTTAGCCATGTCTGATACTCCCCTCCATTTTCGGTGCCCTGATAAGTTCATTACCTCATCGGCACCGAAACTTGCAGGTGTTGCTTCGGTGAAAGTTTTTGTTATGGGTGCTTCTCTGTCCATGCTTAAACCCCCTACTACTGATGAAGCTTCCAGTAGCTCCATTGCCTCTTTGTTGCTGTTACCGTACAGTGGCGCAATTCTCGCAGTGTATAGTGCTCGTAGTTTCAGCGCCATTTCAGTGCTCATACCCCTTTCCACCGCTTCATACAGCCTTATCTCATTAGATCTTAGCGCATCAGCAAGAGATGTTGAAGGCCCACTTTCAATCCTTGAATGCACTAGCGTTGCTATTGCCCTTGGTAAATATTGACCCCCGTTGTTAGATTTTCTGTCTACTCTTAGGAACTCTGCTACCGACCCAAACGCACATTTCGTCGGTTGTGCTCTCACATTATACTTGATTGCATTTAGCAACATTTCCCTCGCCTGCCACGGATTGCTCATTCCTATTATTATGTCATCACCGTTGTGAGCTGATTTCATACTTTCTGACCCCGTGTATTTAGGATATATTTTTTCTGAATACACGGCATTTAGCACGGAGTTCATGAATGTCGTCAGCCTCCAACCCGAAAATAATGTTCCGTTTGCTTTGTACTCGCCTTGCTTTCCCATGTTGTCATGCACAACCATGTCCTCAACAGACATTATTACCCAGTCCATTGCTTCTTTTTGTTCTGCCGACATTTCCCCGTTATATACGTCATTGTATGCCAACAGTACTTGTTTCATCGCTTCTGCGCTGTGCTGCGCATTAAAATCCTCGAAATCAAAGCAGAAAGGTTCAGATCCCGACAATACCGCATCTAACAACCTAGATACGTACATTGGTTCTGCTCTTGAACCAACTGGGAATTTAGGCGGCAGCCTGTCCTCACACCTAAACATACAGAAGTTCGTGAGCACGAAATTTGTCACATCACAGCCGTATATGGCTCTCATTTTACCCCATTCATATTTGTAAGATGACCATGCGTGTATTGCCGGTTTCGCAGATATCCAGTTCTCGAATTCTGTTTTATCTGTAGTGTTTAATGCTACGAATTTGTTTTTAAGTCGGAAGTCACTAGGTAAGTCTTCCAGGTCGTGAGGGAATTGGGATTTTATCGACCCCGTAGGCGTGAATTGCCACCGTGTCCGCCAATACTCTTTCCAGCTCATTTTGGAATACCTTCCTCTATCGTGTTTACCTTGCGTTAATATTGCTGCGGCTCTGGCCCTTATTTCCTTCTTGGGCATTATTACTGTGTTCGGTGCTACCCTATTTTCCTTTTCTTTCTTCCAGTCTATCTCTCCTACTCCTCTATTTACTAATACTTCCG